ATCCGAAGCGACAAAGCGCAGGGGCGATTTGACTTTGGGACGCCCGAGATGCCGTGCGGTTGTTTTGACGGCTAACGATCAGGATGAGCGGCGCCGATAGGCGTCGCGCTCGATCCGCCTGTTATGGCGCTGGTGAAGAAACGAAAGGACACGACGATGGCAACACCCGAAGAACTGGAAGCCCTGGCCAACCGCATTGACCATGAGGAACTGTGGCGCCGGGCCGGCCTGGATGCTCACCAGAAGATGACGCCAGAGCAGCAAGACCGGCTGTGGGCCGGCATTCATCTTCGCCGGTATGCGCGCGACCGCGGCAACATGCTGGAGCAGTTGAAGGAAGGCGCGGGCTACATCCGCGGAATGCGCCTGGAGCGCGCGAATCGTGGCACCGACCAGCGCGGCTGCGGCGACCACCAATGGCACGTTGCCTGCAACGCCGAGAGCGACCGGCTTGCCGCCGACGCCCCGAAGAACGGGCAGTCTCGGCCGTGGGCCAAGATGATGCATACCGCGCGCAAGATCAGCGACGAGGTTCCTCGCATGGTGCTGCTGTTCCAGTACGAACGTGAGCGCGGCCTGCCCGACAGCTACAAGATGTGCGGCCACGACCCGCGACCCGCTACGCCACTGCCGGACAACCACCTGGCATGCGCGCTCGGCCAGCAGTGCCGGAAGTGCCCGCACCTAGCCGCGATCGACCGCAGCGCAATGACGCCAGAGGCGAAGGACGAAGCGAAGGCCTGGACCTGCGCCACGCACTTCCTGCTGGAGTCGGACCCCGATGTCTTCTTCGAGGAAATCATCTACGACAAGAGCAGCGCGGCCTTCAATGCACGCCTGGTCGAGAGCTTCGCGCAGGAGTACGACGACGGCAGCCTCGATGATGGCGCTGCGCCATAACGATGGAAGCAAGGCGCCGCGCAGCGGTCGCCTTGGGTGACGGGTTAGCCGGCCGGTGGTTTAGCGCGCCGAAGCACCGCACGAACCCAGGCCAGGCCGTAGGCATCCACCTTAGCCCACACATCAGGAGGTAGGTACATGGCGCGACGTTCCAGCTTTTCGCCCTCTTGCTTCGGGGGGCGGCCCTGCTTCTTCGGTGGTTCCATGCGCTGCATTGTAGTGCCACCGAAAAGACTTGACGCCTTATTTATGGTGGCACCATAATACGGCCACCGACACACCCAAACGGAGAGAACCATGAACATCACTTCCAAGGCGCTCAACGAGTTTGAAGGCGACCTGAGCATGCTGCGGATCGACATCAACGACAACATGCCCTACTACGATGGGTGCGACATCTCAACGGCCCGCACCGGCCGCAGCGCGGTGAACGGACTGGCGCTGTTCGAGGATGCCAAGAAGGCGCGTGAACGCGCGGATGCGCTCATCAACGCGGCCGACGCGATGGACCTGCGCATTCAGAAGGCTCTCGATGCGCAGCAAGCAGGCTAACGTAATTTCTACGAACACCCAAAACACCTAGCCCTGTCGTGTATCCCAGTTGTCTCCCAGGCCAGCGTCGGTTATCACGACACCACTGGCCGCCAAACGCGACATGGCCTCGGCATGTCGCGTGCTGATGAGCCCCACCGCGAAACCGTCTCAGTTTTCCGAGACTTGAGACAGCCAAGCGGGCACCCTGCCCGCCCATGGCCCTTTCGCAGACTGACCTGGACGCGCTCGACACCGCCATTGCATCCGCCGAGCTCGAGGTCGAGATCGAAGGGCGCCGCGTCAAGTACCGCAGCACGAACGAACTGTTGCGTGCGCGCGAGCACGTCCGCCAGGTAGTTGCCAGCTCCACCGGCAGCGCAACGCAGCGCGCCAGCTACAGCTTCAACTTCACCACCCAGCGCGGCGGCTGAGACATGGCCAACCTGCTCGACCGCATCGTCGGCTGGATCGACCCTCACGCCGGCCTGTCCCGCCACCTGGCCCGCCAGCGCCTCCAGCGCGCCTACGAGGCCGCCTCCCCAGGCGACAAGTGGAAGCCCCGCCGCGCCGGCGCCTCGGCCAATGCCGACCACCAGGCCGACGCCGCCACCCTGCGCGCAAAGTCGCGCAGCATCACGCAGAACGTGCCGTACATCGCTGCGGCCATGGATACCTTGGTCGCCGCCACCATCGGCACCGGCATCATCCCGCGCGCCACCGGCAAGCAGGCCGCCCGCATCAACAAGGTGTTGAAGGAGTGGATGAAGGTCTGCGACGCCGATGGCCGGCTCGACTACTACGGCCTGATCAGCCTCGCCTACCGCACCATGGACCGCGACGGAGAAGTCCTTGTCCGCCTGCGGCCACGCCTGGCCACCGACGGCCTGCCCGTCCCGCTCCAGATCCAGCTGCTCGAAGTGGACTGGATCGACACCACCAAGAACACCGGCCGCGAAGGCGCCGGCAGTGCCACCATCAACGGCATCGAATACGACGCCCTGGGCCGCGTGGTCGCCTATTGGCTGTGGGACAGCCACCCCGGCGACGTCAGCCAGCTGCGCGGCCTGCGCACGCAGAGCCGCCGGGTGGATGCCAAGACCATCATCCACCTCTACGCGCCGGACCGCCCCGGCGCCGGCCGCGGCTTCCCGCGCACCGCATCGGTCATCTCCAGCGTGCGCGACCTGCAGCTGTACGAAGACGCCGAGATCGCCCGCAAGAACCTCGAAACGCGCCTCTCGGTGCTCTACAGCGGCGACGCCACGCTGATGGGCAACCCGTCCGGCGACGAGGCATCCACAGCCAGCACCGTGGCCGAAGGCAACCTCGGCGACTTGCCCAGCGGCAGCATGGTGCGCCTGCCCACCGGCAGCAACGTCACCGTCGTCGCGCCCACGCCGGCGCAGGGGTACGTCGAGTTCGTCAAGTTCAAGCTGCACATCATCCTGGCCGGCATGGGCGTTCCCTACGAGGCCGGCACTGGCGACATGAGCCAGGTCAACTTCAGCAGCGCCCGCATCCGCCAGCAGGACTTCAAGCGCAACGTCGAGCAGATGCAGTGGCTCATCCTGATCCCGAAGTTGCTCGAGCCCATCCACCGCGCGTTCATCGACGCCGGCTACCTCGGCGGCCAGTTCACCAGCCGCGACTACTCGGTTGACTTCTCTACGCCGAAGTGGGCCTACGTCAACCCGCAGCAGGACGCCACCGCAGACATCTCCGAGATCAGCGTCGGCCTCTCATCGGTGAGCGAGAAGCTGCGCCAGCGCGGCTACAACCCCGACGACGTCTTCGCCGAGATCGCCAGCGACTTCGGCAAACTCAAGGGCCTTGGCGTGCTGGACCTGCTGCTCTTCAAGGAAAAGGGCGGCGCCGGCCCGGCCGCCCAAGCGCAAGAAGCCGCTGCAACGCAAGACGCTGCCGCGGCCGACACCGCCCGCGCCATCAGCGCGCTGCGCGCCGAGATCCAGGCGCTGGGTGGAAAAGCCGCCCCCACCGTCGACTTCGGCGACGCCGTCATCAACGTCACCCGCACCGAGACCCTGCCGCCGGCCGTGGTGCATGTGCACGCCGCCGAGCAGCCCGCGCCGGTGGTCAATGTCAACGTGCCCGAGGCGCGCGAGCAGCCCGCGCCGGTGGTGAACGTCAGCAACACCGTGCAGCCGGCCAAGGTCGACGTCGCCGTCAAGCTGCCGAAGCGCAGCACCGAAAGCACCGTGGAATACAACGCCAAGGGCGACATCGTGCGCACCGTCACCGTTGAGAAGGACGCGCCAGGTGGCTGACAACATCCGCACCAAGGACCGCGACGACAACGACCTTGATATCGCCGCCAAAGAGGTCGGCGGCGTCCAGTACCCGCGCAACATCCTCGTCGACGGCACCGGTGCCGAGATCGCGCCAGCCACGCAGGCCACGCTGGCCGCCATCGCCGCGGCAATCAAGGCCGAGGACAGCGCATCGGCAGATGGTGACTCCGGCGTCGTCATGCTTGCGCAGCGGCACGACACGGATGCCACCGCCGTCAGCGCAGACGGTGACTATGGCACCCTGAAGATCGACGAAGAGGGGCGCCTCAAAGTCTCCGCAAAGCCGGCCAGCTATGCCGACATCACGGGCGACATCACTGCCGTGCAGGCATCCATCAGCACGCCGGTGGCCGGTGGCACCGTGTCTGGAGACGTCAGCCGCGCCAGCAACCTGATGATTTTCTGCACGGGCACCTTCTCGGCGGTCAACTGCACATTCGAGGGCTCGCTCCAAGACACCGGAGACTCCAACTGGTTTGCCATCCAGGCCATCCGGTCGAATGCCAACACCATCGAGCTGACGACAGGGTCACTCAGCGCGCAGCCGGCTTATGCGTGGGAGCTCTCGGTCAACGCACTGTCCCGGTTCCGTGTGCGCTGCACCGCCAGAACCAGCGGCACGCAGTCCTGGCGGTTCAAGCTCGGCACCTACGCCACCGAGCCCATCCCCGCGGCCCAGGTGTCAGCCACCCAGCCAGTCAGCGGCACCGTCACGGCCACCGTTACCGGTGGCACCGTGCTCCCCGTCACGCCCACCACCAGCTTCGTCAACAGCGCCGGAACCACCAACGCCACCAGCACAAAGGCCACGGCCGGCACTGTGTGGAGCGTGGTCGTCAGCAACATCAACGCCGCCGCGCGCTACCTGAAGCTCTACAACAAGGCCAGCGCGCCCACGGTCGGCACCGACACGCCGGTCATCGTCGTGCCCATCCCGGCCGGCCAGGTCGTGCAGGTCAATGGCGGATCGAACGGCATCCGCTTCGCCACCGGCATTGCGTGGGCGCTCACCGCCAGCGCGGCCGACAGCGACACCACCGCCGTCTCGGCCAACGAGCACAAGGTCGCCATCACCTACACCTGATGCCGCGCGCATGATCGGCCACCTGTACACCCTGCTGCTCGTCGGCCAGGCGAGCCACCACGCCGCCCCCGCGCAGGAAGAGGCCACCATCGGCTCGATGATGGCCGGGCCCAAGACGCGCCGCCGCATCGTCAGCGGCTGGCAGCTGCCCACCACCATCACGCCGCAGCAGGAAGAGTGGGCCCGCCGCCTGCGCCGCCAGCGCCAGCTGCAAACGCTGCGCGCGCTGCGCGTGCTGTAGGGCCCGCGAGCCCCCTGCAAATCGTCTCAAGTTTCCGAGACTTGAGACAGCGCGATCCGCACCATCGCGCCTCATGACTCAAGCCGTCACCGCCGCAGCCCCCCGCGCCCAGAGCGACGTGCTGCACGACATGCCGCCGCAGACCCGCGTCGCGC